AATCCTGCATCTACGGGATGCGAATGTGTTAATGCCAATTTCGGCAGGAGCCGCTCCTCTTGCTGCTGTATCGCTGTTGGCTGCATAGCTACCATCTAAAATGCCCGGTCCGATTATCGACCAATCATCAATCAGGCTTGTGCCGTTAGTAGCAAACATACACGATGCGGTGTCTGTGGATTTTTTATATAACCTCGCACCATTTAATCGGATGGTCATACCATCAAGGATTGCGTATTGATAAACAACACCACTAATTGTGCTTGTGGCTTTTGCGACGTAGTAATTCCCCGGCGATAGGTCGATGGTATCAAAGGCCACTGCCGCTGCAAACGCTGCCTCAAGAGCAAGTCCGCGAGCGGTGTCGGTGTCAGCTGATGGCGCGTATGAAGTGCGAGTGCCGTTAGCTTTAGTGACGACCACCCCTAAAAGATCGCCTGTATTTGTCCCGCTTGATGTCCCTGAGAATGTCCCGCTCTGGGTCGCAAGTGTGCCAAGTCCAAGGTTGGTTCTTGCTGTCGATGCTGAAGCTAGGTCGGAAAGGTTTGCTGACTTTTGTGCTGCTCCATCTGCAAGCGTTCCTTGGGCTGCTGTGGCGAACGCTCCGTCACCAGTGCGTTGACCTTGCATATTGACCACGATCACGCCTGTGTTGGCGTTTACACGCGATACAACGCCGACTGACTGCACTTGTCCTGTGGTTGGTCTAGTTGCAGTCAATCCACCGACTCCGACAAAAAGCTCTTTGTTTAGCGGGTATGCAAGCGTGTTTGCCTGATCTAGTTCTCCGACGACGATAGCGTCACCTTCTTCGTTGTTAGCAAGGTCTTGGTCAAGTAGCGCAAACGCTGGCATCTTAGCCACGTTTGTATTATCCGCTGCTGCGATTGTGACTCGATCAGTTGCTCCGACGTTGCCTGTGATATAGACGGGAGTTCCGCGAGTTAATGGCGAGCCAGTGCTATTGCGAACGTGCAGGTAAAGATTGCCAGCAATGCTGCCGTGAATGTGTGGGAGGGTTGCAACGCCTGTTGCTTCTAGCGTGGTGAACGCACCAGAATTAGGCGCCACATCACCGATTGGAGGTGGTGATGAAAAGTCACTTGGTTGCACATAGTCAGTTCCAGCGACCGCTTGAGACACGACCGCGCCGTCGCCTTTGATCAAACCGTTGATATTTGTGGTTGTCGATGTCGTGACCGTGTTTGGACCGGGTGCGCCCTGAAGCCCACGCGATACTGTCACGGCTACGGTTGCCGCGCCTCCTGTTTGTGTAACGCTTGCGGTGGTCATGTCAATGGGGTAATAGGTTGATCAAGTTGCAGATACATGCGCGTGGTAATGTCGCGGCTGCCCGTTGATGGTTTGAGAACTATGTCAAAAACATACTTGGAATCCTCAAGATCGTCAGTTGCGCGGTGAATGATAACGTTGCCGCCTGATACGGTCGGCGACAGCGAAAAAGCATCATTGCACCTCTGCATTGACCGCATCGAGCTGGTCACTGTGAACGTGCCATCAATGGTTATCGGTGCGCCAGCGTCATCAGCAAATGACGCGGTGATGTCGAGGTCTTGCCCTCGGATAAGATAAATGGTGTCTGCCATGGCTTATGCTCCTGCGTGTATGTCCAAAATCAAAGTGACTGGTGCGGTTGCGGCTGTAAAAGTAACCGAATCACCTGCAAAAGGATGCGCACCAGCTTGTGATGATTGAAGATAAACAAACGGTGCAGCAATGGTCAATAAGTTGGTTCCTTCGCCAATTGCCATTGTCCCGCTGGTTGATGCAGAGCGGATCAGCATCGAGTGGAGTTTTGTCATTGTCGGAAGTGCTATTCCTTCGTTGTCAGTCGCGTTCCAAGCTGTGCCGTTGAATTTATAGGCGCGGGTAGTGCCGACTCCTGGCGTTGTGTCTGCCGAGGTCGCTGCGGTGGTAATGCCTGCGCATGTCCCGTTGGCATGTGCCATGTTCAGCGTAGTATCGTTTGCAGCGTGGTTTATGGCGTTGGTTGTAAGAGAATAAGTCGCGCTCGATCCGCCGACTGTGTAGTGATCAGTAATCGCTGCGGTGGCGTTTAGTGCTGCTCTGACTTTCGTAGCGACTAGGCTGGCGGTGTTGTCAGTCAAGAGTAGTGGAACCGTAATGAGCAATGGCGAACCTGTGACAAGTGCAGATGTCACGGTCACGTTCAAGTCGCCTGCCGTGGTTGCGCCAGCGGCTGCAACAATCGTGGCCGTCTCGACTTGTGCGGTTCCTGCTGCCGTGCCGGTAACTGCGCCAGTTGACGTGTTGAGCGTAAGCACGCCAGCTGGCTGGATGATCATCGCCATCGAATAGGCGACGGTTGGCGCGTCTGTGTAAATTAAAGATGCAAGGGATGTGCCGATTGTTTGAGAACCGGAAACATTTACCGCGCCGGGGTCGGCAGTCGCAATCATTCCAAAACGAACTTCTGTGCCGGATAGAGTCATGGATTAGGTTTCTCTTGCTAGTGGCGAAAGTCAAATCTCAGCCTAGTGTTACGCTCCAAATATATTCGATTCCGTTTGTGTCGTAGCTGGTTGTGCCGTAGGTTCCACGGATGTCGCGAAAATCTAAGATTGCCCAAGATGATGCGTCAATCTCATAAGTAAATGTTTCTGGTGGGTTTCCGTATTCTACCACTCGCAAACTGACATTCATTTTTAGATCTCCATTTTGTATTGATCCAGTAAAAAATGGAGGTGTAACGTTAAGCTCAACAGAAATAACTCCAACAGACGGAGGGTCAGTATCAATGATTGTTCCGTCAATGTATTCAATTATGGATGGAGCAAGTAAAAACCCGGGAGGTGCAAAAGGTGGCGTGCCGGCATTGCAGCCCAAAATGTTATTTTGCACTGCGGCAAAAGTATTTTCACTTGAGCTTATAATAACTCCAAAATCCATCCAATTGCTGACATCATTTTCCCTTATTATTTCGTAATTTACTCCCGCTATGTCAATCATAGCGTCAGTTCTTATTGATTCCCGAGTGCGTTGAATAATGTTTGTAGTTCCAGAATAAGCGGATGTAACTGTTCCGACCGTGTAAGATCCAGTAACTGTGACTTCTGCGTCTATTGTTTCATAGATTGGTGAACCTTCACCATTGCTTGCTAATGGATCAATTCCTATCGCCAGAACCTTTGACATTACGTCAGGCCCGTCTGCAACGATATTGCGCGGATCCAAGCTCATGCTCTCCACCAGAGGTTATACAGCCCCCAAGAATCGACTCCAAGATTTCCGCCGCCGTGTTGATTGTCGATTTCGTAGGTGTCAGGGTCTGGAACTGTGTCGATCACGATATTCCCTATGTAATAAAATGAGACAAATCCTGTGGCTGTTATTTCTGTGCCAGTTGGAACTGTGTCTGCGGCCTCAGTGACGATAGTAATCACATAGGTATCTGGCGCACCAAAAGTCCCGACGCATTTGATCCATACCCAAACATCCGCCGTGACGGTGATCTCAGGCGGCGTAGCGTCATCCAGCGCTACGGTTTCAAGCGTAGGCATTTCGCTGTTGACGTAGCCTGGGATGATCTGGAATTTGTCGGCGGCAGTCCCTTGTTTGATCGTAAGCTTCAGCGGTGCTGACCCACCGCCCTTTGCTTTTGCAATGACTCCAACGATCTTTCTGTCGCGCAGCTCTTGCAATGTCTTATTTACTCCACGCGCCCAGCCTATTAAACCGCCCACCGAAGATGGTCGCTTCGGTATCGTGACGCTGCCTTGTAATCTAAATTTCATTAGTAATCGTAAAGAAACTGGTTTTTTGCGTTGTCTTGGATCAATCGGAAATCAAGGGTCTTAATAAAACGATCTAGTCCCGATTGAGTTTGGTTTGGCGAGGCAAGCATCCATGTCCAGCCTGCACCGGGTTTTTGAGGGTTGCCAGGAGGGTTGGAAACTATTTTCCCAAGCGAGTTAAGCTGCGCATTTGTAAAGCCTATTTCTGACTCGGTGTGATAGCTGTATGTCCAGCCGCCTCTGTCCCATGTTTGATCTCCTTCAGCAATAATTTTCAAAAACATCAAACCATCCTCAGATGTAACTTGATCTTCATTTAGCAAAATTGTATATTGTCCATTTCCTTGACTGACGGCTAATACAAATGTGTCAGGAGTAAATGGATCTTGAATATAGACCCATTCGCCACTCATTAAGTTACCCAATGAAACTTTCTCTTGATTGCTTAATGTTTGCCATTTTGGATGTGACGAAAGCGGTTCAGCTGTGAGTTGACCAATAAGCGTGCTGGTCGCTTGGACAACTTCACTTCCAACTCCACTTGATTCTGGTCCGACAAACTGATAACCCGTGAAAGTGCATTTAAGAATTGAAAAGCCATCTCCCCGGTCTGTCGGGTCAAAGGTTTTCATTGATAGAAAACGATAAATTGCTGGGACTTCTGGAAAAATGGTTTCCCATTTAACGCCACGGTTAAAAACCGTTACGGTCGAAAGATCAGCGTTTCGTATTAAGATGTCCTGCGACGCCTCAATGCCTCCGTTCTCGGTATAGACAACGGAAAAGCCGGGTTGTGGCACCCATTTGATTGATGAATTTAGAAACTGTTTGATTGCCATGGCTTAGGGTTGTGGTGAAAGTTTTTTGTCAATGCTATTGAGGATTTTTACAACACTGTTTCCATCCATCATGCTTGATGGTTGCTCTGCCCCAGGACCCAAGTATTTTGATCGGATTGGATTTTGGGCAGCGGTGGCCAAGGGGCGAAGGGTTTCCACCAAAGATTCAATTTCTTTTCTTACTGCATCTCCTTTGTTTTCTTTAAAAGCATCACTAATTTTGCCTTGTTTTGATCCCCAATCTGTCATTCTCACTGGGTTGTAGTCTTCCAATGTCTGCCAAAATGATTGTGCAAGTTCTCGACCTCCTGCTTTTATGGCGATTTTCATTCCTCCAGCAATAGCTGTCCCAATTAGCTCTCCAACCCTTACAAGCCGAGTCATATCTCCACCGACCGCTTCCTGAATTGTTTTTCCGATCAACGATCCGAACTCGGCAAACTTTGCTAAGAGTTGAGGTAGCTTGGTGTTTGCCGCATCCAACGCAACTTTTAAACCATCATTGAATCCGGTTCCGAAGGCGACTTTGAGTTCTGTTACTGCTGCTCCGAACTGGTTGATCTTGGCGTTTGTTCCCGAACTCCCCTTGTCGATTGCGCGAAAAAACCTGCCTCCTTCACTTGTAGCATTTACAAAAGCTTGTTTGACCATGGTAACGGAAATAGCTCCATCTTCCATGTCTTTTTTCAAGTCTTTCATTGATCGACCTGTATCGCGTGAGATTTGCTCAAGCGGGTTGAATCCAGCGTTGACGAATTGTAAAACCTCTTGACCCATAAGTCTGCCAGCTGCGGTAGTTTGAGCAAAAGCAAGTGCGAGGCTTCCAAATCTGTCAGAATTTCCCATGGACACATCGCCAAGCATTCTGAGAGTCGGCATAATGTCTTGGACTGATCCTCCAAAAGCCAAAATGGTTTTTGCTGCTTTTGAATAATCTTCAAGATTCAAAGCAGATTTCTTTTCTTCTTCACGGAATTGCTTAATAAGGCTTTTTGCTGTTTCAAAGCTACCTGTCAAAACTTCAAGTTGAATGGTTAAATCCTCAACGGATGCAGCTGCGGAAGATGATCCTTTTACAAAAGACATCAAACCAGATACTAATGCTCCCGTTCCAAGTAAAGCAGTCAGAGCCGCAAACGGTGAAAGCAGGCTTTTTCCCACCTTCATCGCCACGCCACCTAGCGACTTAAATCCTGATTGCACGCGAGCAAGTCCCCGCTCTACGGCGGCGCCTGAAAATTTAAGGGTGAAGGTGGTGCTAATAGCCATAATGTTTTAAAAGTTGAATTTTGGTTTTGGTCGTTTTGCTATTGCCGCGAGTTTGGCGTTGATGTCCTCGGCGACTTTGCCTCGCTGCTCAATGCCTTCGATTTCACGCCCTGCTTCGATCCAAGCACAAGACATGAGCTGGTTGACGAATGCGGCTGGAAGTTCATAAAGGATTTGATCGCGTGTAAGGTTTGATTTTCCGAGGGTGTAAATGATTACAGCTTCCGCGCACGGGTCGCAGGCTTGCGCTTTTTGATTGCCTGCCCCGGGGCTTTTTTTGGCACTGTCATCGAACCGAAGTAGTTCTCGATCTCTTTGCTTGCGTGCGTCCAGAGTGCCACCAAAGCCTTGCTTGTGGACTCCATGAGAAAAGTTGTCACCCGTGCCTTGGCTATTGCTCCTTTGATGTTCTGGAGGCTCTTTGGGTCAGTCGTGAACGCAAAACAAATTTCAGCCAAGCTGTAATCATCGACATTGCCTTTCTGCGTCATCAATGGGTTTTTGCGCTCGGTTAGCCAATGGATGTGACCATAGGCGCATGGATAGACCTTGTGGCCAGATACTGTCTGCGGTGTTGCGTATGCGGGTGCTGATTTCATAGGTAAGAAAGAAGTTGAAGCTGTTTCTTTTTAGGAAGCTTTCCGTCGAGCATCACTATGGATGGGCCGGCGTTGACCACTGTTTTAGGGATAGCGTTTTTCGCCCAATCAATTGCCGCCCAGCGGTTGACGATATAGCAGCAGATGTAAGTAAGAGGCGATTCAGGCAGTTCATGCTCCAAAGCTGAAACTCGATCTAAATCCTTGCGAATGCTGTCTCTTGCAATGCCGAGGAAGGATGCTGCTTTCTCAACCCAATCGGGTTTTGATTTGGCTCCTCTTGAATGATCAATAAAGTCCATAATGAGCAAGAACGGATGTGATGGAAACTCACGGCGGAAAGCCTCCTTGTGAGTCCATGCTTTGTTGATCTCTTTCGTTTCATATTGTCCACATTCAGAAAAAGAATTGAGACGGAAAGAAAGGTAATCATGTCCATCGTCAGACTGGATTACTTCGGAAGGCTCAGGGAAACACGGCGCAATGCCGATAGTCATGCACGCTGAGAAAAAATTTATGTCACCCGTTCGATGAGTGGAAAGGTTTGTTGTCATATTTCATAAGGTAAAGCTTTAAGTTAGGCTGACCGGTGCGTTCGTCACAACTTCTGGATGGAAGATTGCGGAGCAATCGCCTGTTTCAAAATCGCTGTTTACGCGTTTTAAACTGGCTGCATAGACAACTACGCCAGCATTTCCAACTGCGGTTCCAAAAATGCCTTTAGAGTTAAGTGATAAAGTATCGGCTGAACTGTTTGCAAGCGTAAGAACGGATGCAATAGCTGGAGTAAATCCTGCTGTCTTGGTCGTCACAACTCCAGAAAGTTTGATGTCGGTGCGCGGATCCGAAAGCGTAAATCCGACCGTAGAACTGATGTGGTTTTTAATATCAACCTTGTCAGATTGGTAGTCATAGGTGATTTCACCTAGAAAAACTCCAGTTGCCGAAGATTCATCGACGGTTCCAAAACGGGCGAGAGAAAAGTTGCGTGCGGCCATAAATGAAGATTCATAGCAACAGTGGCGAAAGTCAAATTGGGCAAGAAATTGCCGTCACCTTCCAAGTCGTAACACGATACCCATCTGCCTCTGTTGTTTCTGGTGAGTTGGCAAGCAATTGAAATACACGAATTCCAATCTGACCATCCATCCATGCTTCCGCTTGATTTGATTCAACATACTCGGCAAGAGCATTACGCAACGCGTCATGCGCTGCCTTGCTGGTGGCTTGCTGTGCATCTTCGCCGGGCGTTGTGACCAGCTTGGTTTCCCATTCAATTTTAAAGATGTTACCATCTTGCACGCCGCCTGATTCAAAGCGAGATACGTTGTCGCCCTCGATGTAAATGCCGGGATAAGACTTTGTTTCTTCAGTGTCGCGCATTGCAACGGGCAGAGTAGTTCCTCGTTGAATCCAGCGTTTCCATGCGTCAAGTAGTTTGTCAGTTGTCATTTTGTTTTTCGTTTAAGCTTTGCTGCCATTGCAGATTCATACCATTTTACGGTCATGCGACCGCCGTTGTTGATTGCATCAATTGCATCGGATTTCTTCAAGACGTAATCGGTAGAAACGTAGGAAATGGTATTGGTGATTTTACCAATTGGATTCCATTGAGAGGGGAGTAGCTGTGCAGATCCTCCACTTTTAAACTTGTGTGCGTATCCAGCAACGTTCTTGCCGATGGTCAGGCGTGAGCCTTTACGCTGTTTTGCTCCAATAGCTAGACCAGCTCCAATCCATGCACCTTTTGCTTTGCCTGCGTTCTTAAAGCGGATACGCAGCGCCCTTGTCATTGCTGCGCTTGATGTGATGCCTTTTTCGTTTCGCTTCATCGTAGGCACCCGGTTACGCTTGCTCGTCTGCTTTCGGTCGATAAATGCGTTGATTTCTTCAGGCGTTTTTAAGATGCGATCTGGAGTGAATGTTACAAGTTGACCATTAATTACTAATCCAGACAATTTTCCGCTTGCTACGCCGTTGACGTATGTGCCTTTGGATACGCTATAAACCGCCCTGTTTGCGTCTTTTTTAATAGACTCCTCCTGTTTTTTTTTGGCTTCCGTGCCATCTCCCCAAGCCTGCGTTCCTTTGACTAGGCTGCGGCAGGTGGCTACGCCCCAGCGACAAACCGCCGCTTCATTGGACTCACCAAAATCTTTAGCCATCGACATAATTTGCCGCTCCAGCCCTTTTGTGTCTATGTCTGGTTTAATCATGCCGATTTGTTCGTAGATACCAGCCCCACCGTAACGAAAAACGCGCCTTTGCTGATGGATGAGACGCGCCAGGTATCGCCACGGCCTGCGGCCGCTTTGCCGAGGTAGCTGGTTACTGCTGCTGTGTAAGCTGTGGAGAATGTGGCCGTTTGAACTACAAAATCAAGCATTGCGTCCCGCTCAAATCCGCCTTCTTCATAATCCCGCGAATGTCTGGCTTCGGAATAAGTCCCACTAATAACTGTTCCACCGGCAATAGATAATGTCTCTGCGCCAATTACTGTTCGAGCAATAGGCGCAACGGTATCAATGAAATCGCTCAAAATGGACATAAAACTAGGTTTTTCTAAATTGTGGCGAAAGTCAAAGCTCTGGAGCCGCGGTTGTGGCCGCGTCGTGGATGTAGGTGTGCAATACTTTGTTGATGTGATGCGCGGTCTTGATCCGCTTTCTGGCTTGATGGCACCAGATCAGATCCTCTCCATAATTGCTGAACCCAAAGACGCAGCCTTTGACCACCTGACGATTCCATGCACAAACGTGCCACGGTCCGCGAAGGGTAATGCCGCCCGGGTTAAACTGCCCGTCTTGGTTTCTGATCCCAAAATGAACCTCGCTTTCCAGCTTGTTGTAGATTGCTTTTTGATTGAACGTGATGACATCCGCTTTGGTTTCAATGGCTTTCAATAACTCAGCAACGTAATTGTCTGAGACATTGTCGTCATCATCGCAGAATGCGATATATTCGCCGATGGCTATATCGACCAATGATTGCCGCTTCTGACCAATGCTGCGCTTGCGGTTGTCACAAAATACAAGATGCTCAATCGGCAATTCGCCGATCTGCTTTGCCAGTTTTTCGCTTAGTGCTTTGAGCTGCTTCTCGCGTCCCAATATTGTCGGTGTCAGTATGCTTAGTTTCATCTTTTTTCTTTTCTTTGTTTTTCCAAAGTGGGCAATCATCCCACGCTTTTTTATCTTTAACTCGGCTCCAGCTTCCTTTGTGTGAACTGCTCATTGTTTTTCGGGTTGTTTAATCCAGCATCTGCCGATCATGGTGTATTTGATGCCAAGAGATTCTAATGCTTTTTGAACGCCTTCTGAGTCGGCATCATGTCCGCCAAAGAATCCGCCTTGTTTGACCTTTGGCAGCCATGCCTCAATGTCGAGCTTGGCGCTGGCGTAATCATGCGCTGCGTCGATAAAAACGCCGTTTATCGACTCGTCAGCGAATTGTGACGCCGATCCTGCGCTGTCTCCTTCGATAATTGTAATCTCGCGAGATCCTCGATTGTTTTTGAACTCTTCCAATACTTCGACCTTGCCAGTTTCGTCATCGCCTTTAAAGGTATCGACAACATGGAACTTGATCTGCTTGTTGATGTCCTCCAGCCGGTCAGCAAGATAAACTGCGCTCTTGCCTTTCCATGCACCGACCTCAACAAACTGCCCGCATTCTGGGATCGTTTTTGCGACGTAATCATAGACATCGCGAAAGTCGAACCATCCGTGAATGTCTGTGGATACAGGTAATTCAGAAACCAAGCGATTGAATATGCCCTGCCCAGTCAGGTAATGATACTGATCATTGCTGCGTTCATAGGTCGGATCCGATTCAGCTTTCCCGAATGCCGGGTGAACGTGTTCAAAAGCGATCTCCTTTTTTGCGTCAATAATCACGCCGTCCTGCGCGGCTTTGTATGAAAACCAGTTGTCAGAGAACATCGAGAAAAACTCTGGATGAAAAAAATGACCCTGCTCAATGTATCGAGGTCGGGTAATGATCGCCATGCAGAATAAATCGTCTTTTCTAAATCCGTCAGAAATCGCTAAGACCTTCGGCTTCGATGTGTCTCCAATGGCGCGAATGATGGCTTCGTCCCAGCCTTGGAATGGTTTCCAGTCGTCGCTGAGTTGAATTAGGATCTCACCAGCGCATGATTGGGCCGCTGCGTTCCACGCTCCGACGCATCCCGAATTGTGAGTGTTGATGACGCATTTAGCGTTGGTCAGTGGGTATGAGTCCACGTCGTCAACATCAATGGCAAAGATGTGTTCGATGGCATCTGGATTGGTTGCGGATCTCAGCCATTCCATTCTGGCTCGCCAAGCTTGCGCTGGGCGTCCACGGGTAGCGTGCAGAAGTGATATTTTGGCTCCGTTCCGCATAAAGTGATTAGTTTCGATTGCGTCGGCTTCCTCTCGGCGATTGCTTGCGCGTAGAGCCATGCCACGCAGCCCGATACCTAGTGAACCGTAATAAGGTCGGCGAAGGTTCCACGGCGGCTCTGGTGGCATCTCCAGCCCCATCATTGCCTCAGTCCAGCCAAGAGCTGCCTGTGCGTCGGAAATAGTCGCCGCCAATCCCAATTCTCCGTATGCCTCGCGCCGGCTTGGATCTGTTGCAAGTGCCGCCAGCAACATTTGTTTTTTGCTGTCCTCATCTTCTGCAAGTCTGGCAAGTTGAAAATATGCCTCATACAGCTCATTTCTGCCAACTCCTTCGGATTGCACAAACTCAAGCGCGGATTCGATGGCTTCGTCGTTCCGATCCAATGCAATCAAACTTTGAAAAGTGTGGAATTTCTGCGACACGGTTCGTTCGGATTGTGGTATTGATTCGAGAATCCGCAGGTTGCGCTCGTCCCTCGATGCGCTGCGTTTTTCGCTGGCATGGACAATCTCGGCGCCATCGAACCTCATGTGATTCGTGCCTTCGTTAAATTTCAAGCATTCATGAACTGGGTGTTCCCAGATAGCTGAACCTTTGCGCCAGATCCTTTCTCTCCAGTTGATGATGTTATCCTCTGGCACAACGTAGCGCATCAAGACGCCGTCAACGTCTTTGTCGTGAATATCAGCAATTAAGCGCCGGATCTGATCTCCTGAATCTTCTGACATGATGTCATCGGTGTCTGCCCACATGATCCAGTCGCCAGTCGCGAGGTTTGCCGATACGTTGCGAGCTGCACCGAAGTCATCAACGTGGTTCCAATGTCCGATCTTGTTGAAATACTCACCGATGATGCAGCCGCGACTTTGAGCGATGTCTAAGGTGCGATCTGGTTCTTGATTGCCGATTGCCCGGACGATGACAATTTCATCAAAGTGGTGTTGGAATTTATCTAGGAACCTTTCAATGTAGTTTTCGCAATTCCCAGTTATCACCGAAAGCGAGAGTTTAGCTTTTTTCATATGTATAGACAAAATATGCTGAATTTTGAATTTTTGACAATAAAAAAACACCGCCCCTTTTACAGGACGGTGCTTTGTAACACTACAAACTATGCCAGAGATTATGGTTTGGTGCCGAATGCAAGGCCGAGAGTCAGACCAGTAGCTGTTCCGTAGAGGCACTCGAAAGCACCAAACATTTGACCAGTTGCTGTGTCGAAGCTGCGGCGATAACCCATCACGATGCCGGATGGATCGGCTGCACGCTCAACTGCAAGATACTCAGAACCGGCTTGCGGCTCAAGGTAGCGCATTGCAATGCTGATTGCATCTGGATGAGCGGCAAAGCAAACAAGCGAAGTTGCTGCGGTTGGAAGGATATTGGTTTCGTAAGTTGGGAAACCGACAAGCTGACCGAGCGTTCCTTGACGTGCTGCTTGGTTGTCACCGATTGCGTATGCTTGAAGCACGTTGGTAGAACCAAGAAGCGATGCACCGACTACGGTGTTATGAATGAAAGAGCAAACACCCGGATCAACATCAACATTGCGACCAGCAAGAACTGCGCGAAGTGCGATAAGTTGAGCAAGACCGTAGCTGGACTCAGAAGTGGTCACGGAAGCGGCTCCGAAGTTGGTCGTGGTGATCAGCTTCCAGATGTTTTCCAGAACTTTTTGACCAAGTGCGCGACCAGCTTGCATTGCAAGTTCGTCAAAACGTGCGCCAGAGCTATTTGCGTTCTGGAGGTCGGTAATGTCGAAGCTGACGATGTTGTGCTGGTTGAGGTTGACCGTGTTGTGCGTAATTGCACCGCCGCCGGTTTGGTAGTTAGCAGAACTGGCGTTGAAAGTAGTTGCAGTCATCGCTGAGATGAAAGGAACTACGATTGCGTCACCTTTGCCTCTTGCCGAGTCGTCAAGCGAACGGGAGAATGCACGGAGCGGGGCGAGCTTTGCGGTAAAAGCTTTAAGAGCCTCTTGTGCAAAGATTGTATCGTTGAATGAAATGGTAGCCATTTGATTAGTTTATTTAGAGATTTGTGAACGGATTTCAGCAGAGTGTGCGGCGTAGTATTCGCTGCGCTCTTTGCCTTTAAGTGATTCGAGAATTTGAAGATGGTTTTTGGTTTCTTCGATTGGTGAGTCTGAGCCTAAATTTAGCGGCTCGCCGTGTCCCATTGCTGCCAACTTTTGCGCTGCTGCTGTGTCAATCTTTTCAGCGTTAATTGCGCTTGCTGCTTCCAGCTCGGCAATCTTGGCTTGCAAGGTTGGAACTAGTTCTGCTTGAATGCGAAGTTCAATGTTTTGGGCGGTGATTTCGGCTGCTTCTTGAAGTGCCATTTCAGCTGCATCAAGTTTTGCTTCAAATTCTGCGGCTTGCGCGGTGATGTCTGCTTCAAGCGCAGCAATGCGCTCGATGGACTCGTCGGAAGATGGATTTGTGAGGCGATTAAGAAAGCTCATATCCGAAGATTCAGCCGATGCTTGGCGAATGTCAACTTGCTGGCTTAACACGTCATCGACGAAGCCGTTAGCTAATGCCTCGCGTGCATTCATCCATGTCTCACGAATCATCATTTCTCGAACTTCTTCTTTTTCAATGCCGGTGCGGTCACTGTAAATTACGGCGATGTCGTCACTGATTGCTTCCAAAAGATCAGCGGTCTTGCGTAGTGATTCAGCGTTGCCGACTGCTCCGCTGGATGCGTCATGGATCATCATTCTGCCATGCTTGACCATAGAGATTTTGTCGCAGGCCATGCAGATGACCGATGCCATGCTTGCAGCCATTCCAGTAACCGTAGCGTTGACGGTAACTCCGCGATCACGAAGGGATTTGATCTCTTGATAGATTGTGTAGCCATCGAACACGCTGCCGCCAGGGGAATTGATTTCGATCTCTAAAACATCAACTGCGTTTTCTGCTGAGTTCATAATCTCACCGAAGTCTGCTCCTTCTGCCGATGCTTTTGCGCCGAACAGTCGCCCGATCTCGTCAATCATGCGTTTAATACTGTCTCCAGTGACCGCTTCGTTAAGTTTTACTTTTCCGCCTTTGTTTTCAATAGTGATCATTCTTCTAAGTTGGTTTGAATTGGTTGTTCGTTTGATGTGACAAGTCGCACGCTGCGAGGGTCGATCTCAACGCCGTATTTCGCGTTTTTCTCGGCAATCTTGACAAGGAGCTTTGCAGCTTCCTCGGTGCGCTCGTCGATAGATTCGTCGAAGTCGGTGGAAAGCTCGCCCATAATGGATGTGGCGTTGACCAGTCCGTCTTTGTAAAGTGCCATCTTCTCTTTAAGGCTGCGGCCATCGTCAATTGTAAGTTTTGATGGCTTCGTAAAGCCCCAGTTATACCATTGATCAGACATCGGCACGCGTCCGTTTTCCATTGCCCAAGCAATTGCTTTTGTTACTCTCCACTTGCCGATTTTCTCAAGCGTGGATTGGCGATCTTCAACGAAGCGGCAAGCTTTGCCGATGTCCTCGCGCTGCGCTGTGCCTTGACCTGATGGCTTCCAGAGAGTTGCCGGTAAGCATGCACCAACCAGACATTGACGCGCCTGCATGTCATAAAACTCATGCCAAGGGTTGCCGGGGCGGAAATTTTGATGCTGCGTGATCTTCTCACCAGATCCAGCTTTTGCATACATGATGCGACCGCCCTGTAAATATTCAATATCAAGGTTTCCGCAGTTGGTTGCTGGTTCATAACCCGGCTCTTCCATGTCTGGACCACCAGATTCATTTTCAACTGTGTAATTGAGCGATGACATGGAAAGCAAGTTCATGCGTTCCCATTCTTCGCTCTGCATAATGTCGCGAAGGTTGTTTAGCGAATGCCAGAAAAGCGGAAGTCCTCGGCGTTGCTCTGGCCAGTAGCGATCAAAAACATGAAGGATAAATTTCTTGTCGATGAACTGCTTGTGCTTGCCGTCGATGTCGCACAATGAATATGCAACTGGAATTGATGTATTTGGGAAATAGACAATTCCGTCATACAAATCAAATCCATTGTATTTGCCAGTTTTCTGGATGCCGTCATCTAGTCCGCCGCTGTCTATGCGGTGGGATGGGATTTGTTGGATCTGTGGATAACCGCTTGGCGATGATGTGAAATACTCAAAAACCTCGCCGTCACGATCCATAGAAACTGAATCAATAAACATGTCTGATGTAAAGTCAGCGATGTCTCCGATGATGTTGCAAATCGGATACCATTCATCTTTTAACCATTCTTTTGCAATGTCACCGAACTCTTTGTCTTTGCCTTTGTAAATCGGAAGCCATGCGTTGCCGACGGCGTAAATCCCAATTTGGTTGGATGCTCCGACCATAAGAGGAGAGTTCAAATACAACGTTCTACTTGCCGATTGTAGCGTTTGCCTGTCGTATTTCGTAACGATCTTATGCAAATCGCGAAGGTTTCGCGACTCACTCGGCCGGTCGCCTCCGCCTAAATTAGCGTGACGTGATGGCCTGCGGTTTGCGTAGGACGTT